ACCCCCAAGCTTTTCTATGAAGCAAGCGAAAAGCTTTAACCAAGTAACCTTTGGCACAACCAAAATCAAGAATAGTTTCGTCTTTCTTGATGTCTAAAAAATCAATCATTGCCATAGCCATCGGAATAGTTAATTCAGGTATCCACCTGTAGTCAACATAGCAACTTTTCCCTGATTGAACACCTCTCTCGTAGTAATCTTTGTCATATTGTACTTCCATCAATCTATCCTTTTTATCCCATAAAATGACATCCAATTACCTCTTTTGTTTTGATGGTCCCTTTTCATTTCCTCACTCATGGTATACTCATGACCTGAACCTAAATGACTTACCATCTCACTAAGATCCGTAGTCTCAAATTGAGACATAAAACATCGCCACCCACAAGACACCATAATAAGTTCAAGTAATTCACCGACATCCCATCCATACACAACTTTTGAATCAGGGAGACATCTAGGATCTCCCCCTGATCTTATTACATAATCAAAGCCTTTATGTTCTACAGGGACTACTTTAATATTTGAAATGGAATTGAATTTGACTCCCACTTTAAAAAAAGCTTCTCTATTCACCGCATAGCAATGATTGTAAATTCCGTACAAACCTGTATAATCATTCATTTCCTTTTCCAATTCAGATATGATATCTTTTTTGAAGATCATATCTGAATGGCAAATAATCACCCACTTATTTTCACCACAATTAGACATTGCCCAATTTATGGTATTGGCGTGATCGTCACCTTGATAATAATCAGGTTTGCCAGGCCTCATATTTCTAAAAAATACACTAGGATCATTCATTTCATAAATAGTAAAAGGAACCAGAGATTCCTCTTGCTTTTTCAATAAATATTCATGAATATTTCTACCTACAGGTTGATAGGTTGCAATATCAGGGTCTAGGCAAGATTCTGCTGTATAAAAGGGAAAAGTTCCTTTCTCAACTACATGAATATGTAAATTGGAAGTATTACAATTCATAAAAAGCGTCTCTATAAAAAGAGGAACATACTCTTCCAATTTATTACCTGCTAAAAAAACACAAAGATCAATCACCATCTGCATCCCCCAAACGAAATTTATCAATTAGCATATCGCCTATGTAGTAGTAGTGCATTCCATCTCTAGTCATTTCTGGAATATTACAACCTGTATCAGGATCTGCTAGATAAGGATAAACATTTATAAAACCGATTTCATTTTTTAGGCATTTTTGTTCTAGCAATTCATTGAGTTTTCTTGTGATATAAACTCTATCTTCTACCGTAATTCCTTCTCCTCTTATAGGATTTAAAATTTGGTAAGAAGGATCATAAAAATAAGGAGAAGGGTTTGGTTGCGGGGGTACAATACTAACGATATGAATATTATAACCTAAATCTTTTATGGTTTTTGTATAGGTTATATATTTGTTTACTACATTCTCGATTGATGCATCAAGAGTGATTTCTAATCTTTGATGATGGTAAAATACATGAAAACGAACATCAATTTCCCCTAAAACAAACCAAAGCTCATCCTCAAGTTCAAAATTAATACTTGAAAGTACCTTTTTTATTTGATCATCATATTGATCTAAAGAGTAAGCAGTCATGGGAACACCGCATGATCTATCTACAAAAACAACTTTAGGAAGTACATCAGGTTTGTCAATTCCAGGTTTTCTATAAACCTCACAAAACATGCAAGTATGACTATCCCCAAATGTATAAATTGTTTTCATTTTCTCAATTCCCTGCTTCTATTCCCTATCACACTCTTCAGATAAAGATACTCAAAGGTTTCAACACTTCCTGGTTTCCCTATAGTATGATAATCTGAAAAATCAGTCTCCTTATCTATCTCTATTCCGTACTTTTCAGGATTGTTCCATACATCTGTGCCAGGATACGGTTGAAATTCATGTAAACCAAAGGTGTCTATCTCAGGATTATCTTTTATGAATTGAGCTGTAAGCTCTACATCCTTTTCAGTTTCCCCCGGAAAACCTGTAATCAATTGACCGTTGATCATCAAACCTGTTGATACTATTTCCTTAACACATGCCTTAGCTTGTGAAACTGTTACCTTTTTGTTCATAAGCTTCAACACTCGATCTGACCCACTTTCAAATCCGATAGCAAGAGAAAGACATCCTGCTTCTTTCATTTTCAAAAGCAAGTCTCTATCTATTGTATCAACCCTCGTAAGACAGAACCATTTAAGTCTCACCTTCTTTTTTAACATTAGATCGCAAATATCAGATACCCTTTGTTTGTTTATAATAAAGGTATCATCAAGGAAATTAACCATTTCCACACCATAAACATCTCTCATTTGAATCAACTCATCTACTACATACTCAGGACTATGGAATCTTACTTTACCTTTGTAAATAGTTTTACTTGAGCAGAACGAACAAGAGTGAGGGCATCCTCTGCCTGTAATTATTGATCCCTCTCTTTGAACATTAGCCATATAACCAAATGTCCTAGGAACAAGGTAACTGAAATAATCAATGGAAGAACGATCAGGTTTCGGAAATCCATCAAGATCAGAGGGGTTCCAACTAGGTCCCGTATAAAATTCACGGGTTTTTATCCCTGCTGTAGCCTCCCAATTATATCCTAATAAGATATCACGAAGAGTAGATTCTCCTTCTCCTACAACGCAAGCATCAGCTTTTGTGTAGTTCAAAACATGATCAGGATAAACAGTGGCGTGAACTCCCCCAACAATCACAGGTTTGTTAGGTTCTCTTTCTTTTAGGATATCGACAATCTGTTTCATGTAAATAAATTGAGGACTGACACCTGTTATGCCATAAATATCACCTACAGGAATATACCAATCCTTCTTATCTAAAGAGGACAAATCACAAACAACCACTTCTTTGCCCGGACACGTTTTTAGATAGGAAGACAGATAAAGGATTCCTAACATTGGAATATCCCTATCAGATATCAGCCAAGGACTAGGGGGAATAATCAGAACTATCTTTTCGTATGATTTTTTCATGCGAATTCATTGAACTCCGTTTTAGCCTGAACTTCTTCCAATACCACATTTTGCTTCTCATATTTACAATAAGAGCAATTCCTTTCTACTGCTAGAGAAGCCCTATCACTTGTGTAAAAATCATAAATCTCATCAAACCTACATATAGATAAAGATGCTTGCATCTTAGAACCATTCTCTTTTGCAAGCTCAGAACTAGGGCACGGGTAAACATACCCATCAGTATAAAAAGCAGGTTTTATCATATGGATCAAGCAGTTTGAATTATGCCTTGAGGTGTCAATATTAAAATCCGAAAGGAATAAATATTCACTACCTATTGACAATAACATACTTCTTAGTTTTTCTACAGAGGTGTCAATCTCAGATAGGGATTTTATACAATCAGGTGCTATTCGGCATACTATCTTTTCACACTCACAGAATTTTGCGACTTCGGTTAGAACTTCAAAAGAAGAATTGTCATGCCAAATGTAACAAGCTGAAATGTAAGCCCCTGAATCTTTGATGGGATTAATATTCAAGGATCTTTTTGTATCCAAAGTATTCATTGATATTCTAACCCAATCACAAAAATCCCAATGTTTTACCAACTGGGAATCAACCGCATTTGTGTTTACACCTATATGATACCCTTGATCCATTAACAAATCGAAGACATCATTAATTCTAGGGTATAGAGTAGGATCTCCACCCCCTGTCAACTCGATAGCTTTTGTGCCTAACTCTCTGAACTGAGTCACACCTTTTTCAAGATGCTCGAAAGGCATATCAAGTTGTTTATTCTTCCTGTTTTTAAAACAACAGTAAATGCAATTCATCTGGCATTTATGTGTTGGCATCATATGCACCATTATAGGTACAACTTTTCCATTTTGGATTCCTTGTAATGTATCCAAATGTTTGAACAATTTAACAGTATTTGAAGAATGGCTGTACTTTTGCTCCATCATAATCCTCTTTGATTTTTTCTTTGAGGAAAGTCGTTGCATATTATCTTCATTTAGGATATCTTCTCTATCTTCTGCATAATGTGATCCATTAAATTAGTGGATAGCATGTAACCACCATTCCTTTTTATCCACTTATCATAAAGATCATAAGCATTGTCCGCGATATGCCTATACTCTGATTCACTCAACTCACACACTATATCAAGATCATCAAAATCCTCAGAGTATGCAATATAATGTTCTCCTTCTTCCATTTCAGGAAAGTAGTTTTGTGCCATTGTCCTAAGAGGGACAAGATTGACTGTATGAGCAGTTGCAGCTTCCCAAAATCTAGGGGGAACGTAAATTGAAAATATCCACTTGAGATCTGCATACATGGTGTACTTATTCAGGATGTTGTAAAAATCGAACATCTTGACATAGTTCCCATTTAGCACATTCTCAACCATACCCCTATCAATCCCCATCAACTCTGCCATTTCAAAATATCGGGAAGGGCAATTATTATTCCAATCCCCTCTGTCTTGAAAATACGAATCAGGCAACTCTGAGGGAATTTTACAGGAGAGATCGGAATTCTTGACGCTATCTAAAGTCATTCTCCCTTTTTTGTAAATGTCTGAACAGCCTTTGCAATACTGTCCGATGTAACCTCTCGTATTGAAAGAAGAATTCTCATCCACAAGACCGTACCGAATGAGGTTAAAAAGAAGATGAACTCTTAGGTAATGATGCCCCCCTCTAACCAAAACCTTGTTCTTTCTACCGGTGAAAGATATATTAGGAACATCATAGTTTTCCCACAGAACATAAGGCAAAGAATGAAGTCTTCCTTCACTCAAAAGAGTTTTGTAATGATCCCAATTAGTAGCATCCATAAACGATTTAGGTTTTAAAGTGTACGCACAACCATTAGATATGTTCAGGTCAACATCATGATCTAATCTTTGTAAACCTGCCACTTTAAAGATCATATCAACATCAAGAACCCGACTGCTTCCGTAATAAGAATAACAAAAAGAAGAATGGTCATTTATATCAAAAGCAATGAGAGTATTATGAGCATTCTTCAACTGGACAATCATATCTGGTTTCAAATGCTCTGCATCTAAAAGAACGACCTCATTTTTAACATCCTTCAAACTGTTTACTACTCCGATATCCTTTCTATATGAAATCAAAGAATCGAAATAGATTTTTCGTAGGAAGTCATTGCTTGTTTGGTTAAAAAGTATCATCTGATTCCCTCCAAATTCAAACTCATCAAAGTTCCGTTCTCTTTGTCCATATGAGGAAGATATGCCTGAGAGTAATCATCAAACAGGGAATGTTCTGTTTCTCTCCAATCCCAAGTCTGGATATCTCTTAACCCCACTGAACTCATCAAATTATAGAGAGAATCAAAATCGAAAGTCACATGGTGATGATCAAGAACAAACTTTTGCCCTCCGTAGAGAAGTCCCATAACAGATTTCAAGTCGCCTGTCTTCTCGTAGTATCTGCATACCGCTCTAAAGTTAGGAACACTTAACCTGAGAATTCCGCCCTCTTTTAAAAGATATCTCCAATGATACAAAGCAGCGGATACCATATGCCTATTAAGATGTTCTAAAACATGAGAGGAGTAAATTAAATCAAATGAGCCTCCTTCAAAAGGCAAAGCCAAAGCATGAGCGAACATATCAGCTTCAACATGGTCGAACAAATCAACATTAGTCCAGCCGGGGAAGTAAGCCTTTCCAGGTCCTATATGCAACTTTGCAGAGGATTCTGTCATATAAAATCCTATCTATCCTATTGTATTTAAAAAAGCAAATTCACCAAAATACAGCAAGGCAGCTTCGTTGTAAGATTTAGCTGCTTGTTCCTCTGTTTGAAATCTTCCTAAATAAATATTTAAACCATTCACCATAATCTGAGCCTTCCATTTATCCTCTTTAAAATTCATTTTGATCTTAGTTACACCTTTGTAAATAGATAATTTCTGTTCCCGTAGTTTTTGCATATTAGCATTGTTTTGACTTCGGGAACATTCCCTTAAATTGGACCTTCTATTATTTTTAATGAATCCGTCCTTATGATCTACATCAAAACCTTTGGAAGCCCCAATCAAAAAACGATGTAATAAAATTTTATTTTTGGCATTGTAGATATACCCATTACTTAATGAACTCCATTGCAATTTATCAATTTTAGGAAGGTCTTCTGAATCAATAATAAAAAAGCACTTAGGATTTTTGTTCTTGTCGAACACAAGAACAAAACAAATATCCCCTGATACAACATACTCATTTTTCCTGTACCTATTTGACATTAAATAAATGACTCCATTCCGTTGGGATTCAATATGTTATGAATCATTTCGTTTTGGTCACAAAATACGCAATGATCGCATGAAGACGAACTTAAAGGTTGAATAGTCCTACTGAAGACTTCTGCAAATTCCTCCATCCTCATCCAAGCATACTTCTCATGGAAACTTCTCTCTGCGTTGTCATTAAGAACAACACTTGAGCAAGGATAAACAAATCCATTATGTAGAAGGAAAGGTTTGAAGTATCCCCAATAACAATTAACGGGGGAACGAAAAGACTTAGGTTGATAGAAGTAAGGATGTCCCCAACTATCCACCTGCTGTTTTAAAACAGTGTTATTGGTTTCTTGTTCCTCTTTCGTCGTTTGGCAATTAGGAACAATACGAACGTAAGCAGGTTTGAACTTCTCTACATATTTATGTATTCTATCCAAAGTAGTTTTGCTCGTTTTTTCGTTCCAAACGTAACTGAATCCCAAAGTTCCCTCAAACTCAGGAATCTCAATGTTGCTTACATACTCAAGACAATTCATCGAAATCCTGATCCAATCAAGAGCCTTCAAACTGACCCAAGTAAGATTATCTTTCAGAGCTACACCATTTGTAATCATCCCCTGCTTCAACTTCAAAGAATCACACATACTGATAGCTGCATTGATGTATCGGTATTGTGTAGGATCTCCCCCTCCTGTCCACTCCACAGTTTTTAATCCTAAATCCCTCATACTTTCAATAAACTGCATAAGATCATTAAGATCCAAATTCTCATGTTTTGTTCTGTTCACATTGGAACAAAACTCACATTTGAGATTACAGATGGATGTAGGAGCAACTTGAAGACTGATAGGAGTAGCCTGTTTAATGCTTTTCAACCTAAGAAGAACATCAGGTTGGTGGAGTAATTTAACCCCTGTGCTTGTGTATTGATCAATCATTAGTTTATCCTCTTCAGTATTTCATTGTACAAAAGTTTATGTCCTTGTTCGGTCAAATGATTAGAATCAACAACCTCTCCTTCGCACAATTCACTAACCTCGATATGCTCTGCCCAATCACAAAGATTACAAACGCCCTTAATCGCAAAATCAAAAGAAGCAGCTTGTTCTTTGCGAATATCTCTTAAATCATCTGAAGGCTTGCTCATTCCTATGCACAAAACTTTGTATCCCTCAAGATGCTTCAAAACTCTCTTGTACAGAGCAAAAAACTCTGAACCGTCCAATAGACCATAAAACTCTTGCTTTCCCTCCAAAAGATCCGAACTAGCTTGATAGATCTTAGGAACTATGTAAGTCCTAAACCACTCATCTACTTCACCGAAATTCAACCAGTACGTCGAGAGAACCAAAAAGTTCTTCAACTCCATAGTCATAGCCTCACACGCACCAACATGAAGAATAATGACATTACTATTATTCCTCTCTGTCAATAAACGGGGAAGCATGTAGTTTGCGTGCCATATTGTGTAACCGTTCATGCAATAACTATGAACATCTTGCCTAGACTCCTGCAAAAGATGGACATAACTCTTTCCGTATTCAGGCATAGACACATAAGCAGTTGAGGAACCAAATATTGTAATCATAATCCCTCTTTCTCTAAAAGCTCCCTATAGTATGCTTCTTTGTGATGCTCCGGGTATGTGTCACCATACTCATCTTTTTGATGAAGATAGGCACACAACTTTCCCACGTAATCTCTTTTCTTTTGCCCCGCTGTTCTATGAAAATGATTGATCTTTGGATTTTCTATGTCTGCATGCATATGGCTGTAATTTGTAACTTGTTCATGCAAACGGCGAACATATTGCAAAGGACTATCAAGCCTTGTCATTCTCGCTTGGTAATCAGGTTGAGAATAAACGTCCTTTGCCATAGTAGTCATTTCATCGTCTATCCAATCAATCCTGGGCAGAGCAATCACATCATAAGCAGGGATTAAACAGTCTTTTAGAAAACGAAGAGTATGGTAATCTTTTTCCATTATCCTTTCATCTGCATCAAGATACATCATCCAGTGAGCATCAGGGAAGTGGAACTTCGATCTCTCTCTAAGATGATTCCTTGCTGTTCCGTACCCTTCTCTTTGAATAATGTTGTCAAGTATAACAACTAGATCGGAATTTGATTCCCGAGTCAAGGAGACACTTTCCTGATATGCGTCAGATCTTATGTAGTCACTGAAATAGAAGTCAGCCCCCATTTTAGCTAAGTATTCAATGGAACTATCTGTAGAACCTCCATCAACAATCAAAATCCCCCCATCTGCTATGTGTCTCATATTTTCAAGCCAGCTTGGGAGTTGATCTACTTCATTGAGCATGTTGCTCGAAACCACGAGTTTATTCATACCAATTGCTCCTTTTGTTGTTTAAACCTGAAGCACATATTCTTTGTTTTGAAACTCCTTAGGATCAAAGCTCATTATGCTTCTCCAACTCTTCCACTGCTTGAATAATTATTCTAGGATCATGTCGAGAAGTACAAGGAGAAGGACAATGACGAACAGATGCACTACAAGGACCTAATCCTATACAATGACGAATATAGTCAGGAACAAGACAGATCAACATACCTTTCATCTGCGAGGGTTTAACTACATTCGCATTACCTGATCCAAACAGACAAACTTGACTGATCCCCAAAGCCCCTGCTAAATGAGACATAAAAGAATCCACAGTGATTGCTATTGTAGCTCTTGTCATAACCCACGCAGATTCCTGATAAGATAACTCACCTCTTAGATCAATATCAGCATGAGCAGGGAAGTCTTTTCTGCTTCCTAGTTGAATAGTCAGATATCCTTTTTTCCTCAGAACTTCGCAAACATCACCCATATACTTGTACGTTCTGAAGTGGGGATCTCCCCCTGTTGTATGAACCACAGCTATAGGCTCTGCTAACGTACTGATATACGAAAATTGACCAGGGACACTGTATCCTATGTAAAAATCATCAGGTTTAACATGGAGAATCTTCCAGTAAAAATCTGAAAGAATGGAATTGCTATTCCTTCCCCAATGACCAGGGAGAATCTTATCCCCGTGAGGGTTATATGAAAAAAGATACTCGTTACGAGTAGATTCATCCCAATCAATTAATTTATCAATATAAGGATGTCCCTCTAGGATATTATGAAACTTCTTTTGTGTCATATAAACTAGAGGCAACTCAGGATGTCTTTCTTTCAATCCCTTCATACAACGGGTTGTCATAAAAACATCACCTGCCGCTGAATGCTGCATAAAAAGAACAGCTTTTTCTCTGTCTTTAATACTTACTGATTTGGTAGAAGCAATCATGGAATCAAAAGTGGAGTTCAGCAGATCATTCATATTACCGGAATTTTCAACCCAATCTTTTGCTTTTTTGTAAGCTGATGTCACTCTTTGGGAATGATTTTCCTTTAATGCCAATCTCATAGTATGAATGAGAGCTTCACAACTTACAGCTTTTGACTCGACGTAAGACATTCCGTTCTCAGTTATTAGAGGGACATAAGCAAGTTCGGTCGAAGGAACCCTCATACCACAACCTTCATTTATCAATTCTGTCTGAGAAGTATTATCAGAAGCTATAACAGGTGTTTTACAGAGCATTGCTTCCAATAAAGTCCAACTCAAACCTTCTTGATAGGAAGCGTTTACTAAACAATCCATGGCTTGGTAAATCTCTACCAATTTAGTTCTTGAACAATCCTGATTCTGGTTCTTCACATAAATATCACCAGGTTTAGCATCCTGATCTGCTACAAACCTAGCAAGATTATACACTCCTGATCCCACATTCGTGTGCAAGTAAAGAGCTATCCCGGGATTGGATTTTTTGACCTCAAAAAATGCTTTGATGATCTTTTGCGGATCTTTTCGTATTTGATTCACACCCACAAAACCAAATACAAATTTCTTATCTCCATCAAAATTACCAAAGTAATGTTTCCTAAGAACATCTCTCTTTTCAGGGGAAGCAGGTGTGAACAAATGAGCGTTATCAAGGACAGGTCGGAAGTATTGTATATTAGGGATATGATCTTTCAGTTTGTTGTAACCATACATTGAATACACATAGGGAAAGTCAACCAACTTGATCCACTCTACCCAATCTTTTCTAACCTGATGTAATTCATAAGGAAAAATAGCAAGCCATTTCAATCCTTTGTTTTTCTTCAGCTCTTTTATTTCTCCAAAAATTCTGTGGAAATGCCAAATATCTATTCCGACAGAAACCATGAGATCAAAAGAAGCATTTTTCAGAATGGTAAGGAGTTTGGTTTGGCCAAAATCGTCACCCGGATTGCTTGACGTTATGACATTGCAAGGAAGGAGAGCAAAAGGATCAAAATCAACTGCATTTCCAGCGAAACAAGAGATATCATATTCATCTCTATTCACTTGGATCATCAGGTTTTTCAACATGTAGGAGTTTCCTGACTGTCCTACCGGATGGTCCCCTACAAAAAGAATTCTCTTCATGTTTTGTAACTCCCATGTTTATCTTGTATCTTCCTCTAACTCGCAGAAAACAACTCCTGCTCCAAACATTCTTGTGCTTATTGTAGTTACTTTGTAAAACTCTCCACTTGAGGGTTGAAAACGATCATTTACTTCTATTCCTGAACTTTGAGGAATATACATCACTTTGTTCTTTACTGAGACTTGACCATAAGCACCTTCTTCTAAATCAGCACCTGTGTAAGGGGCTTCAGTCAACAGAGCGTATTCTCCTGAAGACACTAAATTGAAAGCTGTTCTTTTCTGATAAGTATGTGAATCTCTAACTTCGCCTGAGGGATGAAGTATTTCTCCTGACACATTAGCTTTATACAAAACAGTGGAATATTTGTAGACAACACCCTCAAGCTCTATTCCTGTCTTGTTCATCACAAGGTAAGGAATAGACTGAGGAGTCAGAATAACTACATCTCCCGTAAAAGCTTCTGTGTCGTAACTTAGATCTGCTTGAAGGAAAAACTCACGAATGAAAGGTTTTGTTGCTTGCCTATTCTCTTTGAACAAAAGATATTCATCACTATCTTTCCCTACAATAGTGAAAGGAGTGCCTATTTCTTCAAGAACCTCCTTGATATCCTCGCCTATCATTATGATTCCTCAGAAGGGTAAATATCAGAATCATTGTCTCCACTGATATCTAATCCCACCTTATCGTACACAAAACTGGAAGAGATTTTGACCCCTGCGACACCGCTGACATCATCCATTGGGCTTTCTTGTTCATTTTCCCACTCTTTGTCCATTTCTGTGATGAGAGTATTGTAATGATCAAATCTTTGTTGGAGGTTTATCCCCTCTACCTTGAACTTATGTGCCGATTCAGAGCGCAACATGTCGTAAAGATGGCGCTTCGTTCTCTGAAGCATCCATCTTATGCGATAGTTAGAAGTCTGAGGAAGAGTCCATCCTGTATCAGTTTCAGCAGAGTCAACAGCATTCTCGAAATCTACCGAAACTAGCTTACTAGCCAGAGACTTCAGTTCCTGTTGAACCTTAATTATAAGTTCCCCGCTTGTCATTTACTTAGACTTTCTCTTCACAATAGGAGGAGCATCCTCTTTTACAAAAGAATCCTTTTCTTCTGCAGAAACCTCGATTTCTTTCACAAGAGAAGCAGGGTTTGCTCTTTTGTAGAATATCTGAATAGTTCTCCTATTCAAAGGAATCTCAGCAGTGATCATTGAAGGAAAAGGAGGGTAAATAACTGAATTTGCAGGGATAACAGTTTTCTTACCCTCCACGACACCCTTCAACGAAACTAACAACCTGATTTTTTCTATCTCTTTTTTCTCCATTTGTATTCCCCTTGAAGATCTTTTTTACTTGTCAGGTTCTACTTCAACAATGACACAAACAGCCTCCATTTTATCTGCATCAGGGTTGGTGTCCCCTCCATAGATAAAATCCCACGTCAAAACGTCGCCCTGATTGAAATCATTTGCAGCTTCGTTAATAACAGACTGCCTTACTCCTGTGTCGCCCGCTGAAGCGTAAGACGTTTTTTGCTGTGATGTTTCACCACTCAAGTGCCTAATATACGGGCGAGTAGTCAAGCAAGTAACACCGTTGATCTTAACATCAACCTCACCTGAAGGCGAGCTAGAATCATCCTTTCCCACAGTCAGAGCCGATATATTCACCTCAGTGATAAATCCCTTAAATCTGGCTATACCTAGAGGCATCCCTGATCGGCTCGCCGTCAATTCCCCAGAGATAGTTCCTATGAAAGGAGGAAAAACCTCCTGAGCCACCTGCCTAGGAAATTGAACTGAGGGAAGCGGAAACAATTTTCTACGAGTATTCGGCATCTAATTACCTCCTTCCTTCCCTCCTATCTTACGTTACATCCATAACATACAAACCTTCAGGACGAAACAGAACGGGGAGACCTTTATTCTCCACCATCACATACGTTCCTTCAGGATCGTTGATGTCCCATCGAGACACCTTCATTCCGTAGTTCCTTGCAAGACCAAAAGGAGCCTCAAGATAACCTGCTATGAGTTCCCCTTCAACCCGCTCACAATACATAGCGAACTTTTCCTCGCTGATGAACTTGCGAGTCATAGTCACATAGTCTTCCCCTGCTTTGAAACTTGCAGTAGGGGCAGTAGAAACAGTGACATATCCGCTTTCATGCGTTACAGAGCTGATCGTTTCATCTTCGTAAGTATTGGCACTGGTGTCATGAAGACGAAGAGTTCCTCCCTCAACAAAGTCTGTGGTTTCATCGACATAAATGTTTACTGTCGAGCTTCCAGTAACTACCGCTGTGAGATAAGCCTTCACCTGATACTGCTCATCATAAATAACGAAATTGGGGATATCAAGCAAATTCCCCAGAACTTGAACAGGTCGGGCAAACAGATCCCCTGCACCAAATGCACTCTTAGCCAGAAGAGTTTGGATGCCGGGGTCCATAATCATGTAGTTCAAGACTTCAGTGGTGCAAACCGCGTGAGAAACCGTAGCTCCCACAGAATTCTTGAGTGCAAGCTTTGCATCCATAATATCTTCCAAGATATTACGGTTGCTGCCTGTATCCCAATCACGATCCGCTGCAAGAGTTACTTTTTGTGCAGTAGGCACACCGTAATCGACACTCAACTGAATTTCACCCCTGCCTACATAAGTGAAAGATCCCTCAGTCATCATCTGAGCGAACATCCACTCTTTCCTTCGCTCACAACGATTCTTGATCATCTTTTCGTCACGAGCAAGACGTTTTGCAGCGGGCATGTATACTTGCCTGGTTCCTACTTGACGTAAGTTGTTCAAGAAGTTCTCATCATAGAACAATTTTTCTTTCCAATAAGCACTCATAGCTCGACCTGCCCCATGTCCTATAGGAGCAGTCTCAGGTGCGGGGGCTCCGGGAGCAACAAACGGAGTAAGTCCCCTAGTTCCGGTTACGGTTTCCCATTCAATGGAATCGCTCTCATTCTGATCACTGGGAAAACGATTCATGTAATAGAGATTAGGAGGAGTCATAAAAGACTCAATAGTCTTCTTGAGTACAACCAATCTCAGATCCGCAATATCACTTGAACCTTTCGGCATCTCAAATCACCTCCTTATTTCAAAATCAAATAATTGCCGTCCGATACAGCCGACAAATCAGTAATAGCTGCAGCATCCACATTCTGCAAAAGACCTGCGTACAGAATGGCGTTGCTGATAATCAAAACACCCAAACCACCTACTGAGTTTTCACCTTCACCTGTATCAACCGCATACTCAAGAACACCGTGAGCCTTGCTGTAAGTATTCGCATTCTCAGTATCAATGCAAATATGAGCATTGTTAGCCGCAGTATGGGAGACAGACACAGTTCCAGTGAACGTAATAGCCGCTTTGTTCTTGTATGTGGTAACATCAATTGCAGAGATGGTCAACTGGTACGGAGTCCCGCCGTCAGAATCGAGAACAATGACATCATCCACTTCAAACCTGTAACTGTCATCAATGGTGACGTAAATAGTTTGCCCTGTTCCTGAATCCTCAGTCAAATATGCCCTAGCTCCGTCCCAAGTAACAGGATCTGTAGTTGCGTTGGGGTTGGGATTGTAAGGAGCGAACTTCCCTGCTCTGTCCCCTGCTTGAATCTTACCTATAGCTGCTCCCTGAGGAACAACACCATAACCAGGGGTCAAAGTGATTTCTCTTACAAGAGCAATTTCTCTCTTCGATCGGTAGAGACGCTGATAATCAGTCTGACCGACAACTTTCTGGTAAGGAATATCACCACTATGCGTAACCAACGAACCTGCCATTAGCTCCCTCCTTATTTAACTGCGCCAGCCAGTTTCAGATTACGATCAATCAAAGCCTGCTCTTCCGCAGTTGCTTCTCTCTCATCGTCATTCAAATCAACATCCCCACTCTCTACATCCTTGGAGCTAGTGGAGAAACCAAGAACATTAGTGGAAGTTTGGAAATCTTTTTCCCAATCAGTGATCTCGGTGTCAATAGCTGCACTGAAGGTGCTCCAATCAATGACACCTTCCTTGTCAAAACTATCAACACTGATTTGTCGCTTCACACTATCATGGCGACGAGCAGGGATTTTGCTCTTGGAAAGTTTTTCAGTCCAAAGAGTTTCGACCTTCGCCTGAATGCCCCTCTCTTCCATCAATTCGATCTTCTTACTCAAAGCTCGATTCTCAGTCTGAAGAGATTTCATTCCGTCAGTGATCGCCTTTACTTCCGACTTAAACGTCGCCTCTGCTTCCCCTTTTGCCTCCTGCTGAATTTGAGCATAAAGCTCAGGGTACTTCTCCATCAATTCCTTTTTATCCATTGCTTCTATACCTCCTTCAGAATTCAACGATTCAGACTCAACCGAAACCTCAGTTTCTTGAATAGTTGCAGTTTCTTTTCCTCCTTCCGGAACAAGAGAAAGTGCCCAATTAATAGCGTCTTCTTCCTGTCCTATAGAATCAATTAACCCTATATCAAGTGCTTTTTTTCCTATGAAGACTTTGCCTTCTGCCATTGATACTGCTTTTTCTTTAGAAACTCCCCTATTTTGTGCAACTGAATCCAAAAACATACCGTAGTAATCATCAATATGCTCTTGAATGTATTCTTTTCCTTCCTTGCTAAGAGGTTCATTATCAGCGGCTATCCTTTTGTACTTGCCTGCATAAATGTTTGTCCTCTTAATTCCTCTCATTTTGTCCTGTTCGCTCAAATCGTAATGAACAGAAGCGACACCTATAGAACCAACCATCGAAGTATCTGTGGCAAAGACCTTATCAGCGGCAGATCCTATCCAATACGCAGCAGAAGCCATCATTCCGTCTGTATGAGCAACAACAGGTTTATTCTTGTTAGAAAATACAAAATCTGCTAGTTCTTTTACGCCTTCAACGGTTCCCCCTGGAGAATCAATCTGGAGAAGAACAGCTTTTACATCATCATCAGCGAAAGCAAACTTGATATCCTTTTTTAACAAATCAGTGGAAGTTCCTCCGCTCATTCTGGACATCAAATTTGCTTTTTTAGCTATTGTTCCCATTATAGGAATCTTAGCTACTCCATCTTGAACTAAAATACTATCTGTGCCTTTGTTACCGCTTCTACCTACTAGAGCTTCAATTTCTGCATCATCAAGTGAAGTTCCAGCGTTAAATCTCTGCATGATAAAAGCGTTGATCTCTTCAAGCTTACTGGGGTGAATAGCCCATATTTTGTCTTGGAAAAGCTCAATGTTCACAGATTTCTTTTTGTTCCTGTCATTCCACTTCGACTCACAAATAGCACGAGCTTGATCAGGTTTATAACCTTCACTTTCGATCAATTCAGAAGTGCATCGGTTGATGTAATCCTGTTTTTTCTCACCTTTCTTAGGCTCAGGCATTACGATCCTCCTTACTTTTTCTTCTTAGGAGGAACTTGCTTCTGCTTCTGCCCGGGAACCATTTCTTTTTGCTTCTGCCCAGGTTTCATAAAAGGGGGCTTTGCTTTTTTTGCCATTATATTTTCTCCTTCTTCTGAGGTGTAACTGTTCGATTTCTTTTAACTATCTTTGTCGGAGAAGGTTCAGCTTCAGTTTGCTCTTGCATAGTTTCTGCATCTACAGTGGGAATAAGCTCTGGGTATCTCTTTTTCTCTGTCTCTGCCTTCAACCTCTCACGATGATAGTTTTGAATACCTAACTTTCTAGCTATCGTATCATTGCTTATTCCCAAAGTATCATTAGTAGAACCATGCTTGACTCCCAACCAAGTCTTAGCCCTACTTTCAAGATCTACAGTCTCCGACGTGGGATAACTGATCTCAATCAGATCTTCGGGTCTTTTCTTGACATTCCCTTCTTTAGGTTCTCCGCCTTCGCCAAATTCTACTACTTCTTTAACAGTGAAAAACTCAGGGAAAGAAGAAACCTTAGATTTCAAAAAGAAAATGTTTCCCCAAAAATCGTATCGGTAGTACCTATCGTGCCAAGCAATCTCATCTGATACACGATCCGACATAGGGCCACGAGAAGCTTTGACAGATGCAAATGTTCCTTTACTCTGGCCTGTGTTTACATCTTCAGGCTCGTTCAGTCCTGAAGTCACCATATGCAAAATATCAGTGTCAGACTCAGAGATATTGGGGAGTTGAGGGTGTTTAGCTTCAAGAGTGATACCGGGAGGAAGAAACAGGCGTCCCCCCGGGGTTAATTTTGAGCCTAAACCTGTCTGTCTTTTCTCTTCATCAGACATCGCCAAAAACAGGCGATACGTCTTCCAAGTATCGAACATCGCTACCCAAACAAAAGCACCGACACTCTTCTTATGATCTATTTCATAGAGCTTCAGTTGCTCATAATGATTCAACCATTTCAAAACCGTTCGTAGATAAGACACATTTCTCTTGGAATGATATGATCTGTCCCAAGATACAATGAATCTGAAAAACCCCCCTATTGGTTTATATACAGACTTTGGGCTTTTACTGTAAGCCAGCCTCTTTTCATCAAATCCTTTGTGTTTTGCTGCTTCGTTAATGAGTTTAGGATCTCTAGCAACATAAATCGAAGGAATTTGATACTTTTCTTTGTTGAAGTAAGGATCATCTTCGTTAGCAGCGTTGGGATCTACACAATAAACAAGAGGCATTGTGGACTTCATAGGATGAAAGATGATCCCGTCTGTTACTTCCCCATCGGATATCGTAGCAGGATCTAGGAAGTCAATCTCCACAAACCCATCTTCATGCACAGTAAAACAAAGATGAAGCTCCCCTTCGATAAAAGAACGACCTACATTTTTGCTCCAATTGGAGTAAAGACGATTTCTGAAGTCAACAATAGTAGAATCAATTTCAGCTTGGATCTCAGGATGTCTTGAAGTAGTCTCAAATCCCCAACCTGTCAATCTTCCTACCATTCCCCGAACAGCAGTGTTGATCTGGGGATTTTCAATGAACTTTCTCCAGCATTCTGTCTGGAGTTGTTCTCTGCTTAGTTGATCCTCATTTTTACCTAAGGGAGAAACAGAAAGAAGTTCAGATTCGTTATCGGAAGGAACAACTATCGAATTAGTCCATCCTGAAGCAGCGTGGATTCTCATAAGTGCTTCGTCCGATAAAGATTCCAGCTCTTTCAAAATTTGATCATCCACACTTTCATCCCTAGTTGAGGTTAGATTCTACATTACACTATCTCGCATAAAAGGAAAACGAAACAGTGTCAAGCAAAAATTAATGAACAAAATCAATATCTGCCTGCAAGTTCTCTA